ACTCCGGTATGATACCCGGGGCCTACCTGAAGGATATGATCCTCATAAGTTATATGAGTATCGGCTTGATACGCTTGTTAAGAACGCTACTGGTTTTGAGTCGTTTCTCTACAAGTACATCCCTCATGGCCTTATTAAGTCTTTTGCTTTCGCAATTGACCCAACGGGGCCGTTTAAGGTGTCCTCTGTAGCGATAACGCCTGCGAATAGGACTAAGTGGAGGCAGAATGCCTCAGTGCTCCTTCTCAGGAAACACACACTGACTAGAGTCCAAAGCTCTTGGGCACAATCACCTAACCATGGTGGTGTGTCGAATTGCTGGGCTCCGTCACAGACCTATACGTATGCTAATCAGCAACCACAGACTGGGGGCCTTCGCTCCCAGGATCCATTGGCTGATTACCTCAAAGATACCACTTCCCGAACTCGACTCTACGGTAGTGAGCAGGGTACGCTTGAAATGTTCAAGTCGTATATCTACTCACCGCCGCGTCTAATCAGGAATGGTTCAGAGACCCGTACGATCTATCCGGTAACAGGTTCCGGCGCGGATGATATTTGTAGGGCCAAAGGAGGCACTACTAATAACTATTCGGGCGGTTCCGACAATTACCGGGATACGCAGGGTCCTACTGGTAGCGTGTTGCCCGTTTCCGTCTATAATGCACTACGTACTTCTGAGATAGTCTATGCTAAGGCACTCTGCCAAAAGCACGCTATACAGATGCTGAAAGGATGGAGCCCTCATGCGAGGGACTACACCCTTTTCCGCAACATAGTGGAGTTGAAAGATTTACCTAGAAGTGTCGCATCGTTGATGGACACCGGTGGTAAGCTCAAACAACTCTTTGTTTCCTTAGGTTCCCAGCCAAAACTGCGAGACAGTATTTTCTCTCTCACGGCCGTAGCGAAGAACATACCGAGTGAATACCTAAGTTTTCACTTCGGTTGGAAGCAATTTCATAAAGACGTTAGCGAGCTTGTCGAGTTGCCACAAAAGATGGCCAAGAAGTACAACTTCTTGATCAAGAGAAATGGCAAACCGACGACTTTTCGGTCGATTCGTAAGATAGAGTCGGCTGAGAAGGACATCTCAGGCTTTGAGTATGACATATCAGGGTTGGAGTACGGTTACCCGTTCACTTCAACTCGTCTCGAAAGAACTTCGGAGTTGCGATTAGTTATAAACGCAACTTTCGACTTTCCTAGAGTTAATATGCCAACATTTCGTAACAGGGAATTCCTGGAACGAATCGGAGCAGTGCCGAGGTTCACGGATTTCTATAATCTCGTGCCCTGGACCTGGCTTATTGACTATTTCACGGGCTTTGGTAACTATGTCGAATTAATCGACAATATTAACCACGATCCGGGTTTGGTCAATTGGGGAATGATAACTTGCCGTACCAATGGCAAGCTCATTACCGAGTTCCGCTCAAAGTCGAACTTCACAACATCGAACTATGTTTTCAACGTTAGCGGTGAAACGATTACTCAAGTTCTTGAGAATCGCCACACTTCTGTGTTGAACTACGAGTGTCAAACTCGTAGCGATGTTGCTACAGTGCTTGATGTGAAACTAACTTCTGTGCCGTCAAGTTTGACAGCTTATCAGAAGTCTATCATCGGTGCGTTGTTAGCGCAACGTGCTGAATTTAATAGAGCGAAGACATTCAGTCCTCGTTCTTGAAATCCATTTTCACAGGAGACGTCCTATGCTACCCGATCCAGTAACCGTCGTCGCGGCCGCTCCCACTCCCCAGCTTGTCTTCACGGTTGTGAAGTCTGATGGGTATGGGTCCGAACGCGTAGATACGGGTGGTAACGGTTATACCGTTATCATCAATCACCAGCGCACGAAAGGCGGTGGAGACAGGCACTATGTGCAAATGACGCAAACTGTCAACGCCGTCGATCCGTATTCTGGATTGACGAAGAAGCAAGTTGCTTCCGTATCTATCACTATCAACCGTCCAAGCTTCGGTTTCACCGATGCTGCGATGGTGGCGCTTGCGAAAGCGCTCACGGATTTCCGTGATGATACTGAGGTTACGACACTCAAGTTGTTGCAATTTCAGAGCTAACGTATCTGGTAAAGGATTCAATCATGAAGCCTTCAGATGCGTATGGCATTGACTTTGTACTTTCTTGGCTGCTTCGTTGGGGGATCATCTTTGGGGTTCTGGCTATTTCTGCCATGGCCCTTGGAGCATGTTCCTACCCATCATTGCCAGCTAATCCGTTTAGCAACGGATTAAGTGTACGACCGCCATTAGCGGTTGATCAGGAGCCTTCGACTCGGAATCGACTACCTCATGGAGGATGCGATGAAAAGTCCGATAGTACTCCTAAGTTGTCTGCTGAAAGACTTTGGCAGACTTCTACCTGATGTGAAAGGCCTCGAGCGTGATCTTGTTACGCTCGAGTCAAGGTTCGAAAACGAAGGCTATGGTTTCCTAACCAGAGCTTTACCTGCTTTGGGAGATGCACTAACTTTGGGCATCTCTGTCGGCAAGTTCGCCTGCCCCGAAGGATTTAAGACAATCCAAGGGGGAACAATCCCGAGATTTCTCTCAGGTATGTTCTGCGAAGTATTCGAACCGTTCACTGGGGAGCTTAAAGAGGACGTCACTTGTGACGTCATAAAGTGTCTC